CTTTGAACAACTTAAAGCTGTCAAAGAACTGCTATTGGCCAATCCCACCATGCACCTACAGGACGTTACACCTAGAGGCATGCCAGACAAGTTCACAGAAGAGCAGGAAGCAGAAAACAAGAAAGCCAATAATGTTGACACAGGTGAGGAATTCACTTATAATGAGGATGAGTAAGGGACATGGGGTTCTTTACTTCAATTAACATTTTAGAAAGGAAGCGTCTTTGCTACTGATCTTAACTGTTGATTGCCTATAGCAAGTTTGGTGATTGGGAAAAGCCTCTATTACAGGGGCTTTTCTTTTGACTTCTGTTAAATACAACAAAGGAGATCAGCATGCCAGAAGGACAGTACTACACCCCCACAGTGAAAAAAACTTCACGCAGAGGAGGCACAGGACCTAGACCTCACACTTGGACCAGTGGACCAGATCTAGTCAAACATGAACAGCACATAGCTTGGAGCAGACATCGCGCACAGGCACACTTCAGAGGTGAAGGGCACACCTTGACCTATTTTGAATGGTGTGAATTCTGGGACAAGGACAATGCCTGGCTGCATCGTGGTCGCAGACGTGAAGCACTGATCTTAACCAGAATAGATGATGAACTGCCCTGGGACAAAGACAACTGCCATATCATCACACGCTATGAACATCTAATAGAGCACAATCTACGCCGTCGTGGCACAAAGTACAAAAAAAACAAGGATGTAAAATGACTAAATGGTGGGACCCTTCATTTGATCCTATGGAAGAACTGATCCATAGCCGCAATAGAATACGTCAACTGGAAGCCAATGAACGTGCTCTGATCAATGCTCAAAATGATCTTGGATCAGCAGTAAAACAATTGGTAGAACAGCACAATGAAGTATTGTTTGTATTGGGCAATCACAAGCGTGAGATTGAACAACTCAAACATTTAACTGATCCAAGGAATAAATAAATGTGTCAGCGGTAGTTCACTGACATGCAAATTTCCTCAAAGCTTGGCCCTCATTGAGCAATCAATGGGGGCTTTTTTTGCCATTATCCATTGACTTTTAGTGCGTTTGAATAAATAATACACTATAGGAGAACTTACATGACAACACTGGTAACACCTGAATTAGAACAAGCATTAGATCTTTGGCAGAGATTTACTGAAAGTCAAAATCAAATAATCAAAGAACTAAAAACCATTCCCAGAGATAACAAAACCATGTGGAATGGCTATCTGCATCAGTGGACAAATTATGAATGGCGCATAGTGCTAGAAGCAGTGGGTGAATTATTGACCACACATCCAGAAGTGTTCAAAGGCAATCAACGTGATGTGTTTGTACGCACAGTACAGACTCTGTTGAAATATGAAACCAGCCATGATCGCTGCCTAGACACTAAAATGACCAAAAGCCAAGCATGGAACATGAGCATGGTCCTACGTGAACTTTGGAATCAATGCCAAGGTGATATTCAACCACGCAGACCCAGTCCACTAGACAGTTATAGAACATTGTTTATGTAATTGAACATAAAGCCCCAATATCAGGGGCTTTTTTGTGGACATCCAATAAATAAAAATATGGAAGAACCACAAGACTATCCCACCTCTACAGAAGAACAACCCTATGACCTGTTGATTCCCTATGAAGAGCCAGAAGTAAATCCTTCAAAGACTGGCAATAAACCCAAGCAATTGGTAGCAGTAGAAGTATTTGGCTATGAAGTGGGCAGAGGTCGTAGAAAGCGTGTGGTAGTACCAGATGATGTCTACAACCTAGCTGTGATAGGCTGCAATGATAGAGAAATCGCACTTTGGTTTGACGTCAATGAAGACACGCTACGCTATAACTTTTCAGATATTATAGCAAAAGGTCGTGAAGACCTTAAACACAGTCTACGCAGAGCCATGTTGAAAAACGCACTGGGTGGCAATGCAGCAGTACAGATCTTTCTAGCAAAGAATTTATTGGGCATGAGTGATACACCTATAAACACAGATGACAAGCAGCCATTACCGTGGCAGGATGAATAATGCCACTGAGTCTAGCACAAAAAACTATCAGTGATAGTACTGCAAGATGGCGTGTGGTAGTAGCAGGCCGTAGATTTGGCAAGACACACTTGGCTATCAGAGAACTGTGCTATCATGCTCGCCAACCACAAAAAGATGTTTGGTACATTGCTCCCACATACAAAATGGCTCGTCAGATTGTATGGAAAAAGCTTAAAAATCGCCTACAGGATCTACGTTGGGTGGAGAAAACCAATGAAACAGAACTTACAATACAGCTACGCAATGGCAGTACTATTGCTCTTAAAGGCGCTGATAACTATGACAGTCTACGTGGTGTTGGGCTTGATTTTATTGTGCTTGATGAGTTTGCTGACATTGATCCTGAAGCTTGGTATGAAACTCTACGACCTACTCTCTCTGACAAGCAGGGTCGTGCTCTTTTCATTGGTACACCCAAGGGCATTGGCAATTGGAGTTATGAACTATATCAAGCGGCACTGACCAACAATGATTGGCAGAGTTTCAGTTTTACCACAGTGGATGGTGGCAATGTAGCACCAGAAGAAATTGAAAGTGCCAAACGTGATCTAGATGCTAGAACATTCCGTCAAGAATATCTAGCAAGTTTTGAAACCTATGCAGGCAGAATCTATTACGCATTTGATCGCAAACTCAACGTGGTAGATGGTGTAATTGAGCCTAAAGATATTGAAATGATTTTAGTAGGCATGGACTTTAACATAGATCCCATGTCAGCAGTCATTGCCATACGCAAAGGAGATCACATCTGTGTCATTGACGAAATCCGTATGTATTCTAGTAACACCCAAGAGATTGTGGAAGAAATTCGCAGCAGATTCCCAAAGAGCAAGGTCATGTGTTTCCCAGACCCAGCAGGACACCAAAGAAAAAGTTCAGCGGGTGGTGCCACGGATATTACAATCTTATCCAACGCAGGATTCATAGTAAAAGCCCCACGCAGTCACACACCTGTAAGAGATCGCATCAACGCTGTAAACAGTCGTTTGTGTGACAGCCAAGGACAAAGACGCTTGTATCTTAAACCTCAGTGTAAATATACAATAGAAGGTTTAGAACGACATAGTTATAAAGAAGGCACGAGTCAACCTGACAAAGACTCAGGTTACGATCATATGATGGATGCTCTGGGTTATATGATTGATTATCTATTCCCAGTGCGTAGAGAACCTGACGCTACGCTACAACAACCACAGAGATTTGGTCACCAACTATCAAGGAACAATATATGAACGCAATTGACACACTAGTCCAGGAAATTGCTGCCACAATCACAGGCAACAAGATCTATCAAACGTACTACCCTATATGGAAATACTATCTAGAAAGTTATCTAGGTGGTGATGAATATCGTCGTGCTGGACACCTTACCAGATACCAACTAGAAACTGATCAAGAATATCAGAATAGACTCAAAGCAACTCCATTGGAGAATCACTGCCAATCAGTGATTTCAGTGTACAACAGCTTCTTGTTCCGTGAAGAACCAGATCGTGATTTTGACAACAATGGTGAAACATTTGAATTGGAAATGTTCTTACGTGATGCAGACATGGAAGGTCGCAGCCTCAATGCATTTATGAAAGATGTCTCAACATGGGCCTCAGTATTTGGTCACAGTTGGATCATGGTAGCCAAACCCAATGTAGGTGCAGTTACTCGTGCTGATGAAGTAGCACAGGGTGTGCGTCCCTATGTTAATCTATTAACACCTATGGTAGTGCTAGATTGGACATGGAAGCGAGCACCAAATGGACGCTTTGAATTAGTATACTTCAAATATCTTGAAGATGTTAACGGTGATGTACGCACAGTGAAAGAGTGGACAGCCACAGAAATCGTCACAACAGTGGTAAACCTAAAAGACCAAACAATATCAGAAAAACTCATAGAGGCCAATGGTCTAGGTAAGATTCCCGCTGTGTGCGTATACAATCGTAGATCAACAGTTCGCGGTATTGGTGTAAGTGCCATTGCTGACATTGCTGATCATCAGAAGTATATCTATAACAGCTACAGTGAAATATTCCAAAGCGTACAGATGAACACACATCCTAGTCTAGTGGTTGCTGGTCAAACACAGGTAGGCACTGGTTCAGGCGCTGTTATTCGTGTAGAAGAGAATTCAGATCCAGGATTGAAACCCTATGTACTGAATTTTGGATCTGGCGATATCAACAACATTCTAGCAGCCATTCGCCAATCAACTGATGCCATAGATAAAATGGCCAACACAGGTGCTGTTAGAGCCACAGAAAGTCGCACAATGA